CATTTGGCTGTACCTGGTGGTTATTTAAAGCATTGTCTGAATATCATTGATATATCAGATAAAATGTCTAAGATGTATCGGCACGTTGGAGGAACAACGGACTTTACAGATGAAGAGAGAATCTTCGCGGCTATGCATCACGATCTAGGAAAATTGGGTGATTATAATCACGATTATTATATACCAGTTAGTCAGGATTGGCAAATCAAACGGGGTATCAGATATGAGTACAACCCCGATCTAAATTTTATGGATGTCACCGATAGGTCACTATTCTTATTACAACAATTCGATATCAAAATTACGGATAATGAAATGTACGGCATCAGACTGGCAGATGGAATGTTTAAGGAATTGAACAAATCATATTTCAATACCTATACGGATGCAATGCAGATGAAGAATCATCTACCATTTATCATCCATTGGGCCGACTGGATGGCCACTCGCATGGAATATGACACTCGTATGAATGTAGTAAATTTGGAAACGAAACAAGAGAAAAAAGCTATTAATAGCATTAAAGAATCACTGACCAAACCAAAGGTCGAATCGAAAAAACCGAAGACTAAGGTTGATCCAATGGCCACATTTACGGAAATTTTTGAAGGAATGGAGAAATAAGATGAATTTAAAAGAAATATTAATTGGTGTTGGGGGCGTGTGATTTTTAGCGGTTAATTTATTAGTCATAAACGTATATTTAGGAATTGGTTGGTGGAGCATCGCGATATTTGGTGTCCTATTAATAATAATGGCAATGGGGTATGTCATATATAATCAATTTCAGAAGAATTTATTTTTAGAGCAGTGGGTCGAGGGATTTACTGGAAAAATTATTAATGTCCAACAGGAGTTGGAACGAATTGATTCCACCGGAGTTTTTGAAGCAGATGATGAAGTAGGTTTTGTTTTTAATGAGATTAAAGAAGTGGTGGAAATGTTATCAGATTTAGTAGAGGAATAGAATGGCAAGAAAAAAGAAAAAGAGTAACATGTATTTTACATTGGACACCCAAGATGCGGTTGTCCGGTACAATGAGAGATTAAGTAGATGTTGTAATTCTCACCCAGCGGATTGGTACAATACCAAGTCCGAAATTTTAATCAAAATGGGTTATACAGAAGATCAAATTAATTCCAAGGTTAAGGAAATTAAAAGTGTAAATATCGACGACGTATGTAATGTATGCTTGAAGGAAGCCGAGTATGATCACGTACGCACCCATTCAGAGCGGAATGTTATTTATAGAAATGAAATTGCTGCAGCATTTGATAAGTTGGCAGAGAATATCATTCACACTTTCAAATTTTATTATTTTGACATCCCAGTAGAAGATGTTATGGCTGAAGTGGTATCATTTTTGATCATGAATATCCACAAATACAAACCACATAAAGGGAAAGCGTTCTCGTATTTCAGTATAGTGGTTAAGAACTATTTGATATTACACAACAACAGAAATTATGCTAAAAAGAAAATCCATGACAGTATTGAAGTTATTGATTTTGTTAGGAATGTTACTACCGAGCAGAAGCAGGTTCATCTAAAGGAAGATAAAGCCGAATTTATCAACTACCTTATAGAGTATTGGGAAAACAATTTAACAGTAGTATTTAAGCGGAAAAAGGATATTGGAGTGGCGGATTCGGTAATATATTTATTGAAAACCTGTGATGAAATTGAGAATTTCAATAAGAAATATTTGTATGTACTGATTAGGGAATTGACAGGTTCCAAGACTCAGCATATCACCCGCATTATCAATATAATGAAGAAACATAATGAAAAATTATTGAAGCAATTCAATAATACTGGATATGTTGACACCGCTACAACGGGGTCATTTTTGTAAAATTTGATAACAATTGGAATTATTGAGGGCCTTATTTATTTAAGGCCCTTTTTTTGCTTTGTCTATATTTATTACTGAGTTATAATACGCATCTTAAGAGGACAGAAAATGAACAATGAATATGAAATTTTTAAAGACAAAACTTTGTCAAGTTTATTTGAGGACATCTATACAAATAGTACTGAGAATAAACAGCAGCTGGAATTATTAATTGCCAAGGTGGCCGAATTAATAAAGGACAAATCGTCCGCGGCTACAATCGTGCCTATCATTAAGGAATATTTTGATATCAAAGTTAAGAATGATGAAAATCTCATCAAGCTGGCTGGCATCATACAAAAATTAATATCCGCTGAAGGTAAATCCGGATCAGAAATGGAATTTGGAATATCCGATGATGAAAAGAAACGATTAATCGAAGACGCGTCAAATGAATTGGATAAATTGAAGAAAAAGGCCGACAGTACAATGAAGGACGTTGAACAGATAATACCAAAGGATTTTGTAGATGGCACATAGAAAAACAAATAAAGTATTCACACTCCCAGCATTCGGCGGGGGCATGACTACATTGAATGATGTTTATAAATTACAAAAAGCTAGGGAATTTTCCAGTGAATTCTATGAATTGGAAGTCGCTGAAGTATTAGAGGTTTTGTTAGATGAGGCAGATATTCCCGATTTTCCAGATGGTTCTAAAAATTATTCATTAATGGGTTCTATAAAGGCACGGCTTATTCACGATGAACGTGGCAAGGATATTGAAGAATTACAATGAATATATCCACTCGACACCAACATCAAGGAATATCCATTAAAGGGTGAATATGTCATTGTTGCAGATTATCTCTATTCTAGATTTTATACTCAAAAATTAAATATAAACGCATCGGTTAATGCCAATTCCATCCCCGGAATAAGCTCGAATTTCAAAGATATTGAAGATTTTTCAATTGGTGAAACTTTTACCGTAAATACGGATATTAGACAATTGTGACCGTATGAGGGTGACATACTATTCAATGGCAGATTTGGTCAGGGAATCCGTTTTGGGAAAAATGGTTTAGAAACGAATCTATCACCGAATATTAAAATTTCAGTTGGTCATTTATTAGATGCCGACCATGCTGGACTGGCCTCCGTAAAAAGTGATACCGAGTCTGTCCTGCATAAACCGATAGATGAAAATTTAGACGCCGATGCGTCTTCTATATGAATGTTGTCCGATGAAGAGAGTACGATTATTCAGGGGTATCCAAGTGCACTAATACCAGCTCTAAATGAAGGTAAACAAATTATACTAAATTCTGATAAGTTGATATTTAATACTAAGAACGGTGGAGATATTGGAATATTGTCCAATAATAATGTTGTCATTGGTGCCACTACTAAGATGGTAGTTGAATCACCAGAAATAAAATTGGGATCAGATGACGCCACAGAACCTATTGTATTGGGAGACGCGTTGTTGGGATTGCTAGAAGAATTAATAGATGCTATTACACAAACAACCGTTCCAACTGGTGTTGGCCCAAGTGGTCCTCCAGTTAATGCGGCACAGTTTGCGGGTATAAAAACTAGATTGGCTCAAATGTTGAGTCCACAGAATAAGACACTTTAATAATGCCATTATTACAACCAATATTAGCACAGAATTTAACAGATTTGATGACAATGGAAGCGGGGAAAGACGTTACACCCCAAGATTGGGCGGATGCCATTGGAGGATATTTCCAGCAAGCTGTTGCACCATTTGGGTCTTACGTGTTACCAACTGGTGCAACCGTTACTACTCAAGCTAAACAGGCTTTCGTTTTAGCGATAGGTCCTAAATTTCCACCGGTGGGGGCATTAACAGTTATGAAATTGGCATTTACCCAATTTGCTATAACAGCTGGGATATTGAGTAGTGGTTTGCCTTCTGGTCAAATTTACATTCCGCCTCCAATACCCATAATTTTAGAGGGAGTTATTCCAGTTGGTATGTCTGGAGCTCCAGCGGTGGTAGTGGCTAATCAAATGGCGACAATAATAGATTTGTGATTCCACACCGGTACATTTACAATACCACCAGCACCATTAATAGCACCTTGAATATAAGAAAAAAGGAAAATAAAATGAAAAAATCAGAATTAGTTTCAATTATCAGAGAAGTGGTACGAAAAGAAATTAAAACAAATGTGAAAAAACAAGTCAATATGGCGGTCCGAAAACAATTAACGGAGATATTTATTGATAAGGGTAAAGATTCATTCGTCGAAGATAATTCTTTATTAGATGAAAATGTCACCCGACCCAAACCAAATCCAAAAAGAAAGCTGGAAAATTATGTTGAAGACCCAGTGCTCAATCAAATTTTAAATGAGACAAATGGGGGCGTTCCATCCGATGAATATGAGACACTCGGTGGTGGCGTATTTGATAGAAGCCGTATGGCTGAATTAACTGGTTTAACTGGTCAAGTTGGAACCGACGACGAAACCAAACGAAATATAGCCGCTGCACACACTTTAAAATCCATGGGAACTACCAGTGAAGAAGTTCCTGAGGCACTGTCCAACGCGCTAACACGGGATTATAGCGCATTAGTGAAAAAATTTAAAAAATAGGAGAATTTAAGTGAAAAAATCGGAATTAAGGCAAATCGTTAGAGAAGAGATTCAAGCTTTGAATGAAGCGTATGATTTTGAGGGGCTTGATAATACATCGGATTTTAAATCAATTGCGAAGGAAATTGGGCAAAAGGCTGGAATGGCACCAGCTCCAATTTTGAATTGGTTAAATAAACATTACAGCGTAAAAGAGTTCAATGCCGTAATGGAAAAACAGAAAGGTAAACGAGAACCTGCCGTTTTTGATTATATAAAAAGTTCTATTATGGGCAAAAAGAAAATAAAATAAATACTAAAAATAGGAAACTAAAATGGGAGCAAGAGAAAACGACTTAAATCCTGATACTTGAATTGGATTGTCTTTTCCATTAGGAAGGGGCACCCAAAGTGCTTTTAAGCAAACCAAAACCAATTTACAGCAGGCGTCAACAAATTTGAAGAATCTTCTTCTCACCATACGTGGTGAAAGAGTAATGCAACCAAATTTTGGATCGAATTTACATAGATTGTTATTCGAACCTATGGTTGAATCTGATATGTCATTGGCAATTGAAGAAGAAATATTGAATGTTACGAGCGTTTGACTTCCATATGTGAATATACAGAATGTAGATGTTAAATTTGACGAACGGCGTGGAAATCAAGTTGGAGTAGTTTTAACTTTTTCAATAACATTAAACCCCGAAACGGAAGAACAAATCGCGCTTACGTTCGAAACAGGAGAGTATTAATGGCTAAAAAGAATGTATCAAAAGATGTGAAGTACCTTTCAAAAGACTTTAGTTCATTCAGAAATGATCTAATTGAATTTGCTAAAATATACTTCCCCAACACTTACAACGATTTTAATGAAAGTGATCCGGGAATGATGTTCATTGAATTGATATCATATGTTGGGGATGTGTTGTCATATTATATTGACTCCAATTTTAAAGAATCATTATTGGCGTATGCTGAAGAAAAACGTATTGTATATGAAGCTGTACAATCTATGGGTTACAAACCTAAAATTGTTACACCAGCGTCGACCAATGTTAATGTATTTCAAACGGTTCCCGCTATTGGTAATATTACAACGGTGGCACCCGATATGAGATATACATTGAATTTGACTGGACTTGAAATGAAATCCAGTAATGGGATAACCTTTAGGGCTGGTGGTGATGTTAATTTTAAATTTTCAAGTTCTTATGATCCAATGACAATAACGGTATTGGAAACTGATGGAGCTACCAATTTACCTTCAAAATATTTATTGAAGAAATCCACGTCTGTTTATAGTGGAAATATAACTACTGAATACTTCACATTTACAACGGCTGAAAAATATTCAAAAATCGCTTTGGCCAATGAGAATATAACAGAAATTATTAGTGTTACGGACAGTGATGGAAATTCTTGAACAGAAGTTCCATTTTTAGCCCAAGATACAGTATTTGAAGATATGGAAAATGAAGCCGCTAATGATCCTGAATTATCACAGTACAATAACGATGCACCATATCTATTAAAATTATTAAAGACTCCTCGGAGATTTACTACATTCATTAGATCGGACAGTAGAACAGAGATCAAATTTGGAGCCGGAATATCGGATAATCCAGATGAAGAAATTATACCAAATCCGCAGAATGTGGGTTCTACATTACCAGGTAGTCCAAGTTATTTGGATACGGCATTCGACCCATCAAATTTCTTATCAACTCGGACATACGGATTATCCCCTTCCAATACTACATTGACTATTAAATATGCATATGGTGGTGGAATTGGAGACAATGTTGTTTCAAATGAAATAAATAGTATTGCCGCGGTAACTTATGAAATAGACGATGAAAATTTATCGTCCGCGTTGGTACAAGATGCCAAGGATTCAGTTTCTGCTATAAATCCCGAACCAGCTTCTGGTGGTATGGGTGCCGAATCCATTGATGAAATAAGACAAAACGCATTGGCGTATTTTCAAGCTCAGCAGAGGGCTGTAACAAAGGAAGATTATATTGTTAGAGCATATTCATTGCCAGCAAAATATGGTAATATTGCTAAAGTTTATATTGTCCAAGATGATCAATTAACTGGAGCTAATAACGCTGCATTAGACATGGATTCACTTATTACGGAAGATGACGTTGGGAATCCAGTACAAAGTTTGGCTAGAAAAATGACAAATAGAATTCCAAATCCAATGGCGCTGAATTTGTACACTTTGGGATTTGATAATAATAAATATTTAGTTCCCCTGAATGAAGCCGTTAAGCAAAATTTGAAAACGTATATGGGACAATATAGAATGATTACAGATGCCATTAATATTAAAACCGCTTGGGTAATAAATGTTGGAGTCAAATTTTCAATTATTACTAAACGGAATTACAATAAAAATGAGGTATTGTTGAGATGTATTGAGGCGGTAAAGGGATATTTTGATGTAGATAAATGGCAGATGAATCAGCCTATTATCGTATCGGATATTACTTATTTATTATCATTGGTAGAGGGAGTGGGATCAATAGTTCCTCCAGCCGATGGAAATCCAATGGGACTACCCGTTGTTATTACTAATAAATGGGATAAGGCTAGCAATTACTCTGGCAATATATATGACATTGACAGTGCTACTAAAAATGGTGTGGTATATCCATCCCTTGACCCTTCCATTTTTGAGCTCAAGTTCGCCAACACGGATATACAAGGGAAAGTAATCGGGAGTATTTAATGCATTTTTTCACATTCGCAACTAAAGACAATACACTATATGAAGCATCAGCTAGTATGAATACTGGACTTGATGAAGTGCTGGAAGTTCGTAAGGATATGAACCCAGATGGTTCGGTTATCAAACTTTCAAGATCAATAATTCAATTTGATTTAACCACAATTTCCAGTTCAATAGTAAACGGTACTATTCCTTCAAGTAGAAAATTTTATTTGAATTTATATGACGCCAACCCGACGGAATTGCAGGTGGAGCAATCATTATACACCTATCCTGTGAGCAAAAGTTGGTCTATGGGTCAGGGCACATTATATGATGATCCCGTTACTACGGAAGGTTCAAGTTGAGCATATACGGATGGTCTTACTGGGGGCAGTACGTGGGTAAGTGGATCACTTACAAGTGGTGGAACATGGTATA